AACCTGAGTTCCTCCTGTAAGTGCAAAATAATCCTTTTTCAATTCCCAATCACCACCAGCTTGTAAACCTACAATTTTAGAATATGAGTGAGTATATTGTGTTTCGTAATCTAAACTTCTTGTTGTGAACGCTCTTGATAATGATTGTGTATCCACATCTAAACCAGCTAACGCCGACCATTGAGACTCAATCAACCAATCACTAACGTATTGTTCATATTCAGACAAAGCTAACTCCATGAAGGTGTCCATTTGTTCTTCGGTAAGTTCAATGCCACGAACAGGCATACCTAAAAGATGGAATACCTGGGTATATAATTTATCTTTTTCCGCTTGTGAAATAATTTGAGACATAATTTGATTTATTCTTATAAATATCTTATATTTCTATTATGAACGAGAAACTAAACGAATTATTCAGTATCTGTGGGATTAACGACTTCGTGTTCCACTTACAAAAAGAGGGGGAGACTAACTATATAGACTATACTTTGGACCCAAAGAAAATAGTGGTAAACATTCCAGATATTGAAGATACTGAGTTAGAGAATCTTTTGACCGATAAAATTAATGAATTAAAGGAGACTTTTAAGTAGGTCTTTACTAAACGATTCAGAATATTCTCCATCGCCCATTACCTGGTCAATAACGTTCTTTTTCTTTTGTAAAATATTGTAAATTACCTTTTCAATCGTATTTTCAAAAACGGGATAATAAACTAAAACACTATTCTTTTGTCCGTAACGATATGCACGATCCTCACCTTGAGAGTGATCTGCGGGAACAAACGATAAGTCATTCATAATAACAACCTCAGCTGCGGTTAATGTAATACCTACACCGGCAGCTTTAATGTTACCAATGAATACTTTTACCTTATCTTCATTTTGAAATCTATCTACCGCATCTTGTCTTTTATCTTTAGACATACGACCATCAAGTGTTACTGAATTCTTTTTGTACTTATCATGTAACATATCAAGTGTCATGGTAAAGTTTGTTAACACTATAACTTTCTTTCCTTGTTCTAAACATTTATCAATCAGTTCACAAGTGTATGGTATTTTTTCATAAGAAATAAGTTGTCTAATTTTCATTAAACGATTTAATGTAACACTAATTGTTTCATCGTTTTTCTTATCGTTAGTAATGCGTGTAAACTCTTCTAATTCTTCGTCGTACATTTTACTTGTAAGTTCCACAAACACAGGCGTAACAATCTTTTCAGGTAAATCAAGGATATCAGTTTTCATTCTTCGAAGAACATATGATTTAGTTCTTTCGCGTAATTCATCTAAATTACTTGCACCACTTGTATTCCACACTTTTCTATTTCCAACGGTAAATTGATAACCTTTACAATATCTACGAACATAAGACTGCCAATTCAATGTTAAAGGTGAATCTACAATCTTTAATAGATTAAAATAATTGATGGGTCTTGAGGTCATCGGCGTTCCTGTTAATAACCATACTTTAGGTATTTGCTCTAAAACGTCATTAAGTAAACGAGTTCTATTAGCTGTGGTATTAGATATATAATGCGCTTCATCGACAATCGCCAAATCAAATTTTTCATTTACTAATAATTTATAATCATCACTATCTTCACTCTTATCTGTTGTGTGGTAATTTTTAATGATATCATAATTGATTATATAAAAATCAAATGTAGATCCCCATTTACGACCTTCAACAATTAAGACACGTCTATCCGAGTAATTAGCAATTTCTCTTTGCCAGTTAATTTTAAGTGATGCCGGACAAACAATTAAAACTTTTTTTGCTCCACTTTCTAATGCGCCAATAACTGCAGATGTGGTTTTTCCCAAACCCATATCGTCAGCAAGAATGAACTTGTCATTTGCTAATAATTTTTCAATTGCCACTTTCTGATGTTCCATAGGTGGACGAACATCATATGGGCTATAATCGATAACTCTATTTAATTTCTTTTCTTCTTGAACAATCGCGGCTTTGGGTAACCACATTGCGTGGTTTTGCTGGCTATCAATTATCTTACCCCAAATGTGATACGCTTTATCCGATTCACATAGCAATTTTTCACACCACACTTTTTCGGGAGGTAACGGCAATAACATGTCCTCCATTAACTTTTCACCAAATGTAGATACGATACTGATATGTTTACGTGCAACCTTAGGGGTAGTATCTTTATATTTGATAACATACTCCGATTGTGGACGAGTCAATTTAAAGTTTTTAACTTCAACAAACTTACGTTTGTATTCTAATAAAACATTATTTGATCCATCATATTCATTTAATATTTCCCTTGCTTCAATCTCGGGTATTTTTCTTTCCATCGTATTATAAATAATATAACTAAATAGAATGTATATTTAAACTATTTATTAGGATATGAACAATAAACTACCAATTACTCGTTTGGGTAAGTTCTTCTCACAGGATGACTTTGATATTAATATTCAAATGGGTCAGGAGTACTTACACGGGGATTTAAATATGAAATTGGTCTTATATCGTGTTGATAGACAAAAGACCGATAATGACGACGTATATGCTGAAGCGGGGATGGATGAAATTAAGTTTTTCCCTCCAGTTGAGTTTAACGCATTGGTTAAAATTGATGAGCCTAAAAATTCAACTTACACCAAAGGTCTTATGAGATATAATGAACCTGGTAATATGACATTATCGGTTTACATTACGCACCTTAACGAATTGGGGATTGATATTAGATATGGTGATTATATTGGATATGCTGATTCAGAAGAAAAATTGAGATATTACACAGTTACCAACGACGGTAGAGTAACATCTGATAATAAACATAAAATGTTTGGATACAAACCACATTATCGAAATATAGTTTGTGCCCCTACACAAGAAGGAGAATTTAGAGGAGTTTAATATGGGAATACCGAAAAGAAAAAACATGATCAATGTTTACGGAAAAAAGGACACCTATCAAGGTGAACACGTAGGAAAAAGAAGACAAGAGTTATTGGATATGATAACCAAGTCAGATTCATTTCTTCCGGATTCTATTTTACACGATGATCTAGATAAGGGTATGTTGGATTATGTTAAAAAAACGTTTATGGTTGTTTCTGACGGAGTTCAAATACCAATTATTGAAAAAATACTTACAATTCAAAGGTGGGGGGAGTTTACCGCAAATTGGGAGTTTTCTGACGGGGATGGTAATGTTAAACTGCCGTTTATTGCGATTATTAGAAAACCTGACGTACAATTTGGTACAAACCCATCAATACAAAGAACAATACCTGAAAGGCATCAATTTCATTATGCCACAGTACCAACGTGGGATGGTACGGCTATGGGTGCTGACATTTATAAGATACCACAACCAATCCCATGTGATATAACATATGATATTACGATTGTTTGTAATAAGTTTAGAGATTTAAATAAGTTCAATAAAATTGTTTTACAACATTTTACTTCAAGACAAGCATATACAAAAGTTAAAGGACATTATATTCCAATCATTTTGAATAGTATTGAGGATAATACTCCAATGGAAACAATGGATGGACGTAGATTTTATATGCAAACATATAAGTTCATTATGTTAGGATTTCTAATTGATAGTGACGAGTTTGAGGTTAAACCGGCAATATCTAGATCGTTTCTTGTTAATGAATCGTTAGGTGGTGCTACTTTCAAAAAGAGATATATAGCCAAAACAATAGATGTTGTCATTTCAACAATCGTGGCCGGAGAAAACCAAACAATATTCACCGTGGGGGAAAGTATTAATGTGTTATTTAACGTTGCAATTAATGGTATCGTACAGGAGAAAAATGTTCATTATAGACATTTAGGTGGAACATCTAATATAATATTTGATTTAGCGGGTACCCCATCAATGGGGGATGTTGTTACCGTAAATTACTACAAAGGTAAAAATGATAAAATGTATGATCAGTTTGGTAATGAATTGCAAGTTGGTCGTGAAACATTCACATATAATGGAAACGACCTTTCATTTACTTTAAGTCAAAAAATAAATACGGTTATTAGTATAGCAACAAACGGATTAATTGAATTTGAGGAAGAAAACTATCAATTAACGGATAAGAATGAGGTAACACTTACTGGTGCTCCGGTTAATGGTTCAAGAATCGACTTTGTCTATCTTTACTAATCATCTCCGTAGATGTCTTTCTTTTTAGGTTTACAATATTCTTCGATAAATTTTTCTAGGACTTTATACATTTTAAGTCCATTTTTATCACAGTGTATCTTTAACATTTGATGATGCTTATCACTAATTTTGACGTTTTTTTGGGTATTTTCCATATAAAAGATATAAAAAGATAAATAACTATCTTTTTAATAAAAGTATGGAAATCTTTGATAAAAACAAAGATATTTATTAGATAAGTAATAAAAATAATTTAACCAAACAAAAATCAATGGCAAGTAATAACAGAGTATTCGTGTCACCGGGTGTTTACACATCTGAGCTCGATTTAACATTTGTAGCACAGAGTGTAGGTGTTACGACATTAGGTTTAGTGGGTGAAACCTTAAAAGGTCCAGCTTTCGAACCAATTTTAATTTCAGATTTTGACGATTTTAAATTGTATTTTGGTACAACATCACCTGAAAAAGATGGTAATGGTAACCCAAAGTATGAATTAGGATATGTTGCAAAATCATATTTACAAGAATCAAATCAATTATTCGTAACAAGAGTATTAGGTCTTACAGGATATAAACCATATAAGACTTTCGGTATTAAAACTAGCGGAGGTGTTATATTTGAACATGTCGCACCTTATACCGGTATCACGGAAAGTGCTGACGTAATTGAAGTAACAATTACAACAACGGGTATTACCACAACACAAACAGGTAGTAGTTTAAATAATATTTTAAAACATTTGTCAGGGGTTACATCATATCTTGGAACCGATATTGTAAGTTATTTAAAGTCAAGATACGGTGGTTACACAGGTTCTAATAATGGATCAACAAATGAATATTTCATAATTGGTAGATTACCTGATGATGTATCCATACCAAGCGGTACAGAATTAGTATCACCTTTAACCGAAAAATTATATGAAAATAATAATAACACAAAAGAGTGGTGGAATACTATGCATCACGAAGCTAGTGGTTTGGTGACTCCACCAAGTGGAGATACCGTTAATGGTGTTTTCTCTTATTTATTTAAATTTACAAATGGAACCGATACGTGGGAAATTACACAATATGATTGGGACGCTAAATTGGCCACAGATTATCATAATGTGGTTGTTGCCGCAATCAGATCAAGAGGATTTTATAGTGGTCAGACATTAATTCACGAAGTAAAAGAAGATACTGGATTTACAATGTCTTCAATTACGGGTCAAACCATCGATACAAATCCGCTAGGTGAATTTAAAATTAATGTTGTTGGGTTCAGCGAAGGTCCGAAAGAATTTACATGTAGTTTTGATAAATCATCAACAAAATATATCAGTAAGGTATTAGGAACAGAAGTTTTTGATAAAGACAACGGAGATTATCCTGTTTATGTTCATGAAGTTTATCCTAATTACTTGAAATCTGCTTATGAAAGAGGTTTAGTAAGAGGTATTCAATTAGATCCGTCATATGAATTAGAAGGTGAAAATTTCTTAGGACAATGGGATACAACAATTTCTCCAATGGTTGTTTCTGAGGTACGTGGTGGAAAAGTTGCTGACCTATTCCAGGTCCAAACTATCTCTGATGGTGAGGCTGCTAACTACCAAGTTAAGATTAATATTCAAAACATCAATTTGGAAACAATGGAATTTGATTTAGTTGTTCGTGATTTCAACGACACTGATGATAATCAAGTT